ACACAAAGGCCCGCAAGTGCGCTAACACCGGCGGGCCTCATAACCACTAGAAGGAGTGGCTCTGAATGAATACTAACGCGCCCAAAACACCCAGCGCAATAGGCCAGGTCGAAACACTCGACGACCTCCGCCTCATCGCCGAGGAACGCCGCCGGATCAACGCCATCTACGGCCCGGCCGCCGCGAAGCTCGCCGCCGCCGGCGCCAAGACCAAAGAGATCGCCGACGCGTACGGCATCAAGCCCTCCACCGCCCACGTACTCATCCGGGACGCGGCATGATGGCGTACCGTTACCGCGGCACGCTCCGCGACGTCAGCGAACCGGCGACAACCCGCACACCGTCCACCCCGGGCCCGAAGCCCAAGACGCCCGTATTCAACCCGGACAAATGTGGGACCTACTACGGGTACAAGCAGCACGAACGATTCGGGACCGAAAAGTGCCAGCCGTGCAAGGACGCGAACGCCGCAGTCAGCCGCGACTATGAGGCCCGGCTGAAGATCGGCGGGGTCCGGCGCCACGGCCGCGGCTTCCGTCCCGACGCGTGCGGCACCCGCGCCGGATACTGCCGGCACCAGCGCCACAACGTCCCGGCCTGCGCACCGTGCGCCGAAGCTTCCCGTCTCTACACGGCCGAGTACCGGGCGAAGGCGGCGGCATGAGCTACACATACCGCGGGGACACCCCCGGCATCGTCAAGGGCAACCGGACCGACGTCGCGGCCGAGGACTTCAACCCGGACAAGTGTGGGACTTACGCCGGCTACCACCGGCACCGCCGCTACGGCGTGCCAGCCTGTGGCCCGTGCAAGGTTGCGAACGCCGATTACACGTTCCAGCTCCGGGAAGCACGAAAGGCGGCCGCCTGATGGCACGGGACCGCGCAAACATCAACACGAACATCTGGACCGATCAGGACTGGCGGGACCTGCCGGGCGCCCAGCAGCTCCTCTACCTCCTCCTCACCTCTCACCCGACACTCTCCTATGCGGGCGTCGTGGACTGGCGTGAGGCCCGCCTGGCGGCCATGACAGCCGACGCGACCCCGGAGTCCATCCGGGAGGCGGCGGAGGGTCTGCAGGCCGAACGGTTCGTCTTCATTGACGACGAAACCGAGGAGATCCTGATCCGGTCCTTCCTCCGGCACGATGGACTCCTAAAGCAGCCGAAGCTGTCGATCTCCATGGTCAACGCGTACGGGGCGATCGCCTCGGCCCGGGTCCGGGAAATCGTCACGTTCGAGCTTCAGAAGCTGTACACGGAGTTCCCGGAGTGGGCCGCGTTCGGGCAGGAGAAGGTCATGGCTTTGGTCAAGGGTAAGGGTACGGATATGGCGGAGTTTACCCTCGGCTTTACCCCTGCGGTTACCCCTCTGTTTACCCTAAACGTCGCCCAAGCCGACCCCCTGCCTACTACTACAGCTACTACTACATCTACAGAACTCTCTCCCCGCCGTTCGCCCGAAGCCCCGATCCCGGAGGCATGGGCCCCGAACGAACAGCACAAGGCAAAGGCGAGAGAGAAGCATCTGGACGTGATGATCCTGGCCGAGGCGTTCCGCAATCATGCGGAGGCGAATGACCGCCGGGTGAGGAACTGGGACGCCGCGTTCCGGAACTGGATTCTGAAGTCCATCCCGGGGACTGCCCCGACGAACAGCCCATGGTCCAAGGACTTCCACAAGAACGGAACGCAAGCATGAGCCTCTACTATTCGGACCCGTTCGTCACGCTCTATCACGGCGACTGCCTCGCCGATCACCGCGAATGGCTGGACGCCGATGTCCTCGTGACCGACCCGCCCTATGGCGTGAGCTACAAGTCCGGCTGGGTGAAGGAAGATCGCACCATCGCCGGGGACTCGTCTCCGGATGTCCGCGACAACGCCCTGGCCGCATGGGGCACGAAGCCCGCCGTCGTGTTCGGCGCATGGGACATCCCCCGTCCCGCCGGCACCCGGGCCCGTCTGATCTGGTCCAAGGGCGATGACCCGGGCATGGGAGACCTCAAGTTTCCCTGGGGCAAGTCGGACGAAGAGATCTACATCCTCGGCCAGGGGTTCACCGGCAAGCGCGGCCCGAACGTGATCCGGGCGAACAAGCCACCGGTGAACAACCGCGAAGCACACCCGACCCCGAAGCCAACCGGCCTCATGGAGGTCCTGATCGAGAAGTGCCCGCCCGGGATCATCGCGGACCCGTTCGCCGGGTCCGGCGCCACGCTGGTCGCGGCGAAGAACCTCGGCCGCCGTGTGATCGGCGTCGAACTCGAAGAAAAATATTGCGAGATCATCGCGAAGCGTTGCGCCCAGGACGTCCTCGACATCTTTGGGGATGCAGCATGAAGCGGTTCACCTATGCGGAGCTCATGGGCGAGTGGGCCCGCTCCGCCGCCGTGACCGGCATCCACGGCCCGCACATCGAGGGCGCCCGCACCCAGACCCTCCTCCAGTTCGCACTTCGCCCCTACGCATCGGAGACCAACTATGAATGACACGATGGCACCACCGCAGGACGTCGACGCGGAACGCTCCACCCTTGGGGCGATGATGCTCTCCCGCGAGGTCATCCAGGACGTTACGGATCTTGTGTCGGGCCCGGACTTTTACCGGCCGGCGCACGAGACGATCTTCCGGACCATCCTCGAACTCGTGGCACGCCGGGAGCCGGTGGACGTCGTGACCGTCTCAGACGCCCTCTCCCGGGACGGGGACGTCGAAAGGGTCGGCGGCATCGCTTACCTCCACGACATCGCCCAGGGCTGCCCCACGCCCTCGGCAGGAGGGTATTACGCGGGGATCGTCGCGAAGCAGGCCGTCCGCCGGCGCATGGTGACCGCCGGGCATAAGATCGCGCTGATGGCGAACCAGCCCGGGGACGAGGGTGAGCTGGTCGAACTGGCCCGGAAGGAAGTCGACGCGACATCCAAGGCGACAACGTCCACGGTCCAGTCGTTCGGCGAAACGATCGACTCCATGCTGGATCAGTTGGATGAGAAGCCGGACTACATCCCGACCCCGTGGGCGTCGGTGAACGAGATCATCGGCGGCCTGAGCCCTGGCGGGCTGTACGTTGTCGGCGCCCGCCCCTCGGTCGGCAAGTCGGTGATCGCCCTGCAGCTCGCCAAGGCGATGACGGCGAAGGGCTCCGTCGCGTTCTCCTCCCTGGAGATGTCCGAGGCCGATGTCCAGATGCGGGCAGTCTCGGCGGATCTCCGGATTGACCTGAAGCGGCTAAAAGCACGGGACCTGACCGCCGGGGACTGGGCGAAGATCCGGGACCGCCGGGCCGCATGGCAGGACGTCCCCCTGTTCATCGACGACAACTCCGGGGTCACGATCACGGACATCAAACGGTTCGCCCGGTCCGTGAACCGCCGCAAGCCTTTGGCCGGTCTCGTGGTGGACTACCTGCAGTTGATGTCCCAGCCGCCCGGGGACAAGCGCCCCCGGCACGAGTTCGTCTCCGACATGTCCCGGCAGCTCAAGATCCTGGCGATGGAGATGAAGATCCCCGTCGTCGCCCTCTCCCAGCTCAACCGCGGCTCCACGCAGCGGGAGGACAAGATGCCGACCATCGCGGACCTCCGGGAGTCCGGGTCGATCGAACAGGACGCGGACGTCGTGATCCTGTTGCACCGGGAGATCATGGGAGAGGCCCGCGGGGACCTCGCCATGCTGGTGGCGAAGAACCGCAACGGCGCGACCGACGTCGCACACCTGACCTTTTGGGGCCATTACTCGTCCGCGTACGACGTCGGTACGATGCCCCGGACGCAGGCCGCCGCGTGAGGGAGTGGACGATAGAGCTCCCGTGGTCGACTCCACCGGTGAAGCCGAACGGCGGGCACGGGAACGTGTACGCGCACGCCGGGAAGGTGAAGGCCGCACGGCAGGCGATGGGCATCTTGGGACGGTCCGCCGGCCTCCCGGTCATGGCCCGGTGTGAGGTCCTCCTGACCTGGCATGTCGGGGACCGGATCGCCCGGGACGCGGACAATTTGGTGTGGACGCTGAAACCGTTGTGTGACGCGCTCTCCTCGGGGAAGAAGCCCACGGATCACCCCATCGTGAAGGACGACACGCCGGAGTTCATGGTCAAGCCGATGCCGGTCGTGGAGTACGTAAAGGGCCAGCGGAAGCGGATGAGCGTCCGGGTCCGGGAGATTCCATAACCGGCGCAAGTTTCCCGCACAAATAAGGGAAAATGGTGGAATCTGGGGGAATCTTCCGCTAGACTGGTCCCATACCAAAGAAGCCCCCGCGACTGACTCAGAGGTCGCGGGGGCAGGACCGGAAGGATCAGTTCCGATGACAACCACACTATCAAGCCCCCGCCCCGTCGCCTCCCCGGAGAAGCTGGAGGCCGCCGTCCTCCGCCGCCAGCTCACCATCGCGAAGGTCGCCTCCGAACGCGCCGACGCCGACCTCGCCCAGGCCGGCACCGAAGCCGCGCAGGCCCGCGCCCGGTATGAGTCCATCCAGGCCGAGATCCGCGACCACCTCGGGACCGCCGCATGAGCGACACCCAGCGCCACTACACACCAAAGGGCAAAGTCGCCCACCTCTCCACACAAGGCACCGTGACCCTCTGCGGCCTCTGGTATCCGGAAGGCCTCTGGGGCACCGGCTCACAGGATGAGTACGAGAAGGCCGAGGCGCTTCACCCCTGCAAGCCCTGCGCCCGAAAGAACGGTGACGCATGACCGCCGCAATGCTGGACGACCCGGAGGGCCGGGCACTCGCCGCCGCCATCCACGAACGCAAACGAAAGACAGCCATGACCACCACTGACCAGCTCGCCGCCATCGAAGCACGCGCAGAGGCCGCCACAGACGGGCCGTGGGAAACGCACGACGGGGACGTGGTCCAAAGCTATGAGATCGCCGTAAAAACTGGCGAACACAGCTACGAGCGCGAAGGTATCATTCCCGGCGAATATGTCCGCGAGAACGACGCGGAGTTCATCGCTCGCGCCCGCACGGACATCCCCACCCTCCTCGCCATGGTGCGGGAACAGCGGGCCGCGATTGAACGCGTGAAGGCTTTGCACGTCCGCGAAGTCCTTGCCGTCCACGAAGGGTATGGCGAGGAGGCTTGGTGCCCCAACTGCCGCGTGCACTGGCCTTGTGAGGACTACGCCGCGCTCACCGCAACGGAGGGGGCAGAGTGAGCGCCCCGGCCGAAGAGGTCATCGTCGCCGGAGCCAGGGCGATGGACGCATACTGGGGCGGCCGGTACGCACCGGACGAGGTCGAAGAGCTGCGGGGCGAGATCACGGCGATCGTGGAAGCTGTGGCCCCGTTCATCAAGGCCCAGGCACTCGAAGAGGCCGCGGATTCCGTCATGGGCCCGTCTGACGTGCTGGTGGACGCCGCGACCTGCCGATGGATTGCGATGGAGCTTCGTGAACGCGCCGCCGCTGTTCGGGGTAAGTCATGAGCCAGCGGATGCCGGACTACGAAGCCCTCCGGGAGTCTCAGGCCCGGGCGCAGGAAGCCGACCGGATCGGCCCTGACCAGGAACACCCCGACACCTACGAACGCGAGGACCACAAGTGAGCGACAAACTGCATTTCGTGAAAGTCGAACCGGCCGCCCCGGACATGGATGGTTGGAGGGATAGGCCGACGGTTACATTCGAGTGCCGCGGTGATAAGTCCAGCGCGTGCCACCAGTACCCGGACTGCGACTGCGAATCGTGGGATGACACCCACGAACACCCGAGTGTCCCCCATGACGAGTGCTGGATGCAGGGCTGGTTCGACAACGACGGCCACAGCTACGAAGGCCCCGAATCGAATGACATGGACGAATGCGGCGTACCGAGGGACCTCGCGGCGTCAGGGCAGATCGTGGCCCAATACGAGTACGACGGTTATTTGAGCTGGGAGTTTGCCGCATGAACGCGTATCAGGCACAGCGTATCCGGTTCGGCATCCTCGCCGCCCGCCACACCCTCGCACGGGACCGGATGACCCCGGACCAGGTCGACTACCTCGAAGGGTGCGAAGCCCACGGCTGGATCGTCGGGGACGCCGGGACCATCAAGGCGTTCGACCGGGAATGCCTCCGCATCCAGTCCGCCGACTTCTGGGCAGGATGGGCAGCATGAGCGAGTTCACAAGCTTGGCAGACGTAGACGAGGCGTTCCGCGCCGTGAGTGCGACACTCTCCCGGTCCGCGAAGGCGATGGCTGAGATCGGGGAGGTAGTGCGGAGACTGAACCGGGACCTCATTAGGGCAAACAGGCGGCCCGCCCTGATCCACAAGGGAGGTCGTCCCCGTGGCTGAGTGTGAGGCGGAGCGCCGGATCAAGATGGCCGTGTTCCTCATTGAACAATCCCTCGGCTCCGGAAGGACCGACTTGGGCGAACTGAAAGACACCCTCATCGGACGCAACACAGTCCAATGTGAGGGAAACGAAAGGATACAATTGGATCATGGGTAACTGCGGGGTCTGCACGGGGGAAGCGAACGTCATGGTCTGCCACGCGCACACCGAACAGCTCGAAACGGACCTCCGCGAAGTCGAGTCGATGGTCGAAGCGCTCTGGGCCTCCGCCGCCCGCCTCGACGTCGGCACCGGGTCCGTCGGGTCCTCCGGGCACTCAGCCCCCATGGAACCGACGAACTCCCGAGCGTACGACGCCGGCCGGACCCTGAACGTCATCCTCACCGGCTGGACCGGCATCCTCGGCACCCGCCAGCCGCACGCCGTGAAGGCAGCGACCGTACTGCTCGCACAGATCCGTGAGGTACGGGCGCAGGCATGGGCCCCGGACCTCGCCCAGGAGCTCCGGGACGCTTTGGCCGACTGCCGGAGTGCGATGGACCGGACCGCGCCGAAGGTGTTCGCCGGGATCTGCCCCACCGAGGAAGACGGCGAAGAGTGCGGGACGCCGGTCTACACCCCGACCGGGAAGACGGACGCCCGCTGCGGGACGTGCGGGACCGTGTGGGACGCGACCGAATGGCGGGAGCGCGCCGTGACCGCCGCCGGCTACGCGACCGGCACCGCGGCGGAGATCTCCCGCATCCTCTCCGACCCCGTCCGCAACCTCGCCCTCCCCCAGGGCACCATCCGGGTATGGGCCAGCCGGGACAAGCTCACCGCCGTCGGGGTCACACCCACCGGGCAGCCGACCTACCTGATCAGCGACGTCCGGGCGGTGTGGGAAGCCCGCCTCGACGTCCTCGCCGAACGACGCGAACAACGACTGGAGAACGCAGCATGAGAGCCGCACTTTGCCGAATCTTTGGACACCACTGGAAACACACGATCACCCACGGGGAAGCCCGCGAGTACATGTGCACCCGATGCGAGGAGCGGAAGGTCATTGTCAACGGCGTGACGCTTTCCCCGGAAGACTCGGCCGAGAAGAGTGCCGAGATGTGGCACTACGCCGAGGGCATCATGTACCTGCTGGACAACGTCGAACCGACATACTCAGCTGGCCGGGAGAAATAGGTGAGGGAATGTGCTGGACAATGAGGGAAAGTGCTGTAACGTAGTAAGTGGATATGTTGCGAGAAGTGGCTAAGAACCCTCCCGCGCATGAGACTTGAGGCCCGGCGGCCCCCACAACGCCGGGCCTCATCTGCAACCTGACCACATAGGGCACCGCTACCGCCCGGATGGTCAAGATAGGAAACGAGCTCCTAGGAGGTCACTATCTACGGTCATGTCGAGAGACGCGCCACCCAAACCCCCAGCGCCGATCCTGGGTGAGAGATCGGCTCCGTCGGGCCGTGGAGGACTGCAGAACCTCCACGGTCTGGCACCAAGGAACACAAGGGAAGCTAGCTCAATGGTAGAGCGTCCGTCAGAACGACGGGAGATAAGGGTTCGAATCCCGGCTATCCCACTGGCACGAAAGCACCCCGGTCAAGTTACGTCAACGTACATAGCGGGCTAGCGAGTAGTGCCAACCCTTTCTGAATCGCAACCATAGGAGTCCCGCATGTGGGGAGTGTTGTCGGCGGCCGGTGTGTTCACTGCGGCGCCCAAAGGCGAAGAGCAAGCCCGCGCATGGGCTGGGTACAAGTTCCCAACCACCATCGGACCCATAGGCGAAGTGATCCACTTCCAAGCAAAGTAGACGAGGAGGTGAGCGCGTTGTGCCTCCGGGAAAGACCTACACCCAAGCCCAGAAGGACGCCGCCCTCGCCCTCTACGAAACAGACGGCCCAACCGCTGTAGAGAAGCAACTCGGCATCCCCAAGAACACCGTCGCAGGATGGGCTAGGAAGACCGGTACGCGTACGGTACGTACAGAACGTACAAGGGCCGCTGTGGAGGCGAAGGTCGCGGACGGGAAGGCCCGGCGCCAAGCCATCGTCCAAAGGCTGTACGGGCGCACTGAGCGGATTCTGGATCGGCTTGAGGCTGATACGTACCGCTGGAAGGTTGCCACGAAAGAGGGCACCGAAGTCCTCGATGATTGCGAAGCTCCCGCAGCGGAGGAACGCAACCATGCGACGGCGATCGCGATCTACCTGGACAAGGCCACGAAGCTCGAAGACTATGACCGGTCCGGCGAGGAGTCGGGCGCGGCCGTGGATAAGTGGCTGGAGTTCATGATGGGCGGCACTGGTGGAAGCTAAGCCACTGCAGGGTAAAGCGCTCCTGGCGCTCGCTCACCCGTCATCGTCAATCGAAGCGTATGAGGGTGCTGTCCGGTCCGGGAAGACGTTCACGTCCCTCCTCGACTGGGTCAGGTTCATCCGTACGGGCCCGCCGGGCGCGCTTGCCATGTGCGGGCGTACGGAGCGGACGGTCATCAACAACCTCCTCCTCCCGCTGCAGGAGATGTTCGGCCGGCAACGGGTGAAGATCAACTACGGCACCGGGACCGCGACGATCATCGGCCGTGAGATCCACATCTACGGCGCGAACAACGAACAGGCCAAGACGAAGATCCAGGGCCTCACCCTCGCCGGCGCTTACCTCGATGAGGCGGAGACGGTCCCGGAGTCGTTTTTCAAGATGCTCTACACCCGCCTTTCCATCCCGGGCGCGAAGCTCTGGCTGACCTCGAACCCGGGCGGTCCCGTCCACTGGCTCAAGACTGACTGGCTGGATAAGGCCGCGCTCTGGATCGACGGGGCCGGCACGATCAAACGGAACCTGTCCGACGACGCGCTGGAGCTGCACCGCTACACGTTCCTCATGGACGACAACCAGTCCCTGACGCCCGAGTATGTGGCACGGCAGAAGAAGGCCTACACCGGCCTGTTCTACCGCCGCTACATCCTCGCCGAATGGGTCGCGGCCGACGGCGCCGTGTTCGACTCCTGGAACCATGAGACGCACATCATCGCCCATGAGGACCTGCCGCCCATGCGGTCCGTCCTCGGGACCGGCGTCGACTACGGCACCACGAACGCGACCTCCGCGATCATGCTCGGCCTCGGCACCGACGGGGTCCTGTACGCGATCGACGAATGGCGGTACGACTCCCGCCAAGCCGAGATCCGCCTCACCGACGGGCAACTCTCCGCCGCCCTCAAAACGTGGCTGACCAAGGCCGCCGCCGAGGGGTACGTCCCGGAGTGGCTGATCGTTGACCCGGCCGCCGCGTCGTTCAAAGTCCAGCTCGACCAGGACGGGCTCCGCAACGTCATCAACGGCGACAACGAAGTCCTCTACGGCATCCGGACCGTGTCATCCCTGCTGAACGCGGGGAAGCTGCGGATCTCGGACCGCTGCAAGGGCCTCATCAACGAGATGCCGGGGTACAGCTGGGATTCCAAGGCCACCGAAAAGGGTGAGGATAAGCCGATGAAGGTAGCCGATCACAGTATCGACGCCTTCCGGTATGCGGTCACCACGACGGAGACAAACTGGCGGCCATATGTCGACCTCGCCGCCTAGGAGGCTGACATGGCTATCTGCACGGACTGTAATCAGGAAATGCAAGTCAAGTCACCTTGCACGCTGACGAGGTACGACGACTTCCCCGACGGGATCGCGAGGGACCGCACACCATTCAGCCCGGACGATACCGAAGCACACTGTCACGACTGCTCCGTTCCAGCCGGCGGGTTCCATCACCCCGGATGCGATGTGGAGCGCTGCCCATCCTGTCACGGGCAGGCGATCAGCTGCCCGTGTGGCAACGAAGACGACGACTAACCAACCCCTAGGAGGCCATGATGGCATTGCCCGCTAACGGCACAGCATGGCCCCCGGCTGAGCTTGCACCGATCCTCACCAAGTACCGCGAGTACGGCGCATGGTACGGGAACGACGTCGAAACCCTCACGGACATCTACACCCGGGCTGCCGGGCGCAAGGGTGTCCTGTCCCGGCTGCGGACATGGTTCCTTGGGGCGAAGACGTCCGGGGCGGTGGAGACGAACTCGATCCACGTCTCACTGGCCCAAGAGATTTGCCGCACCTCTGCGAACCTGCTTTACAGTGAGCCGGCGAAGGCCACCGTCGTCCCGCCCACCGAGTCGGACAACGTCGACAAGGTCCAGGAACGGCTCGACCTGATCGCCGGCCCCGACTTCGAACAGCTCAGCATCAGCGCGGGTGAGATCTCCGCGGCCCTCGGCGGCGTGTTCAAGCGCATCACCTGGGACACGACGGTCAAGGACCACGTCTTCATCACGAAGGTCGACGCGGATTCGGCATGGCCGGAGTTCACCGCGGGCGTCCTCACCGCAGTGACGTTCTGGCGGGTCGTCGGCCGGAACAACACCACGGTCTGGCGGCTCCTCGAACGCCACGAGGTCCGCAACAACGTCGGCGTCATCGTGTACGGGCTCTACCAGGGCACGGACGTCAACCTAGGGCAAGCCCAGCCGTTCGACGCACACGAGTCCACCGCGTGGCTACTGCGCCCGGACACGGTCACCCAGCTCCTCGACGGGAACACCGTCTCCACCCTCACCCCGGGCCTCGGCGCCGTGTACGCCCCGAACATCCTCCCCTCCTCGCTGTGGCGGAACGACCCGCTCGGGTCCAACCTCGGCCGCAGTGACCTTGAGGGCATTGAGCAGAAGCTCGACGCCCTCGACGAGCTGTACAGTTCCTGGCTCCGCGACATCCGGCTCGGCAAGGGCCGCCTGATCGTAGGCGAATCCATGCTGACCGACCTCGGCACCGGCAAGGGTGCAGGGTTCGACCTGGACCAGACCATCTTCACCCCGGTCAAGGCAGCGCCTGCGTCCATGGCTGACTCGAAGATGGCGATCGAGAAGGTCCAGTTCGACATTAGGACCGAGGACTTCCTCAAAGCCATCGACCACTTCCGCCGCATCATCCTCGCCGCGGCCGGCTACTCCCCCTCGACGTTCGGGCTGACCGACGACGGCGGGGCGATGACGGCCACGGAGGTCGCGGCCCGGCAGCAGCTGTCCTTCACCACCCGAAAGCGGAAGGTGCTGGGCGTGAAGCCGGCGGACGAGGCGATCCTGGCGAAGGCCCTCGCGACGGACGCGGCAGTCTTCCCCGCCGGCGGCGCGAAACCCTACAAGGTGAGTGTCGAGTTCCCGGACGGCATCAGCGATGACCCGAAGGCGATCGCGGAAACCAACCAGCTCGACTACAACTCCCAGTCATCCTCGATTGAAACCCGTGTCCGGACCAAGAACCCGGATTGGGATCAGACCAAGGTGGACGAGGAGGTCGCGCTGATCCGTGAGGAGTTCGGCCTCGGCGCGCTGGAGGACCCGGCAGCGTTCGGGACCGACGGCGCCGGGATCATCCCCCAGCCGTTCCCAACCCCGACCGGATAGGATCACGGCATGAAGTGCACCTGCAACTGGGAAGACTTGAGTAACCCGACGGAACATGATCGAGTGGTGCGGACGACAACCGACCCGGACTGCCCGATGCACTCGAAGGGATAACCGATGGCGATCCGCCCGGACGATGCCGCAGTGCTGGCCAAGGACCTCCGCGAACTCTACGCGGAGGCCGAAACCACGCTGCTCCAGCGCATCGCGGCGGCCCTCGCTAAGGGGGCAGACGCCCCGGACTGGGCTGAACAGAAGCTCCTCGGCATCCAGGCACTCTCCCGGCAGGTCGAGGACATCCTCGCCGACCTCGCCGCGAACGTGCCCGGCGCTGTGGAGCGGGCCGTCGGTCTGGCCTACAACCGCGGGATAGCGACCGCGGGGACGGAACTGACCGCCGCGGGCCTCGTCCATGGCGCGTTCGGGGAAGTCCAGACCACCTCGGCTGCCGCCGCGATCGTCTCCGAAACCACGGCACGACTCACCCCCATGTCGTTCCAGATCCGGCGCGCCACCATGGACGTCTACCAGCAGGTCGTGACCCGCGTGATCGCCCAGACGGCGCTCGGGACGATGACCCGGCGGGAAGCGTCCGGGCAGATCCTCATGAGGCTGGCCGCGCAAGGCGTGACCGGCTTCCGGGACACCGCCGGGCGCAACTGGAACATGGCGTCCTATGCGGAGATGGCGGCACGGTCCGCTACCTCCAACGCCATGCTCCAAGGCCACACGGACCGCATCCAGGAGTTGGGCATAGACACGGTCATCGTGTCGAACGCTCCCGAGGAGTGCAAGATCTGCCGGCCATTCGAGGGCAAGGTGTTATCCCTCTCCGGGCGCACCACCGGCAGGCTCAAGGACGGCAAGACGGTCGTCGCCTCACTGGCACAAGCTAAGTCCGCCGGCCTGTTCCACAACAACTGCCGACACTCCCACAGCATTTACCTACCCGGCATCACCAAGGGCCCCGGAACTGACCTCGCCGACCCGGCAGGGGACGCGCTCCGGCAACAGCAGCGCGGCTATGAGCGGCGCGTGCGGGAGCTGAAGCGGCAGGATGCCATCGCTTCCGAGTTCGGCGGTCCGGCAGCCGCGCAGGCCCGCGCCAGACTGAACGCCAAACGGGCCGAGTTCAAGGCCTTCCGCGACGAGAACGACCGCAAAGACCTTGCCTACAGGACATCGCTGAAGGTCCGCTAGCCACACCACCCCATCAAACCGAAGCACCCGCTAACCCCGGGTGCTTTTTTATTGCCACTTGGAGGGCACCATGAGTACAGCACCAGCAGAAGCCACCGGCGCCCCCGCAGGCGTGCCCGCAGAGGTCACGGCGCCCGTCATCACGCCCGCGCCCGCTGCGCCCGTCACAGCCCCGGCAGAGCCCGCCCCGGAGAACGTCGCCGACCTCCCCGCATGGGCGCAGAAGATCATCGCCGACACCCGAAAGGAAGCCGGGGACTCCCGCGCCGCCGGCAAGACCGCCGCCGAAGCAGCGCAGGCCGAACTCGTCCAGAAGCTCGGCAAGGCCCTTGGCCTCGTCCAGGACGGCGACCCGGCGCCTGACCCGGCCGCACTGACAGCCCAGCTCACCGAACGGGAAGCCGCCGCACGGGACGCCCAGATCCAGCTCGCCATCTTCCGGGCCGCACCCAAGGCAGGCGCCGACGCCGACGCCCTGCTCGACTCCAACAGTTTCCTTAGCACCATCCGCGAGGTTGACCCCACGGACGCTAAGGCCATCAGTGACGCCATCACGAAGGCCGTCACCGATAACCCCAAGCTCAAGACGGTCCTGGCGGCCGGCGCGAGTGGCGCGAACTTCCCCGGCGGGTCCGGCGAAGGCGCAAGCAAACCCACCACCATCGCAGACGCCGTAGCAGCCCGCTACCGCGCCTAACCGCTTAGGAGAACCCCGTGCCCATTACCCTCGCTCAGGCGACACAGAACGCCCAGACCGACCTCGACGTGAACGTCATCGACGAGTTCCGGACCAACCCGATCATGGACCTCATCACCTTCGATGACGCCGTGAACCCCGCCGGTGGCGGCGCCACGCTGACCTACGGTTACCGCCGGCTGCTGACCACGGCGACCGCCGCGACCCGTGCGATCAACTCCGAGTACGCCCCGCAGGAAGTCACCACGGTCCAGAAGACTGTGAACCTCGGCGTCCTCGGTGGCTCGTTCCAGGTTGACCGTGTCCTCGCCAAGGTCGGCCCGGCCGCGTCCGGCGCCGTCGCGCTGAACATCTCCCAGAAGATCAAGGCCACGCAGGCCAAGTTCGGGGACCTCGTCATCAACGGCGACACCGCCGTGGACGCCAACGGCTTCGACGGCCTGTCCAAGGCCCTGACCGGCTCCACCACGGAAGACACGATCGCCCGTGACTGGACCGGCCCGATGTCCCAGACCCTCGCGTTCAAGATCCTCACGGACGTCGATGACCTGCTCTCCACCCTCGACGGTGCCGCCGGCATCCTGCTCGGCAACCGGAAACTGATCAACCTGATCAAGGCCGCCAGCCGCTTCGCGAACCAGGCCACCCAGGTCGTCGGCCCGCGGAACACGGCGCTGGTGTCCTACGCCGGGGCGATCCTGCAGGACGCCGGCCTCGTCGCCGGTTCCGCCTCGGACGTCATCCCGGTCAACGTGGCCGACCCGGACGGTGCCGGCCCGCTGGTTGCCGGTTCGACGGGCCTGTACGCGGTCCGCTTCGGCCTGGACGGCTTCCACGGCGTGTCCACCGCGGGCGGTTCGCTGGTCCAGACCTGGCTGCCGGACTTCTCCACCCCCGGCGCCGTGAAGACCGGCGAAGTGGAGCTCGGCCCCGTCGCCGTGGCTCTGAAGGCCTCGAAGGCTGCGGGCGTGTTCCGCAACATCAAGGTCCAGTAGCACCCTTGCGCGGGCGCCTATGACGGGCGCCCGCGCACCCCCAACGGTTAGGAGCCATCATGGCAAAGATCACCGCCCCTTCCAAGGGGTTCAACGGCGAGGTCGGCGGCGTCCAGTTCACGGACGGCGAGGCCGAAACCGACAACCAGGCAGTCCTCAGCTACTGCCGCGCCGCCGGATACACAGTGTCCGGCAAGACCCGCGCACTCCCGGACGCTCCGGAGTCCCCGGACCCCCGCGACGTCCCCGCACCCGAGGCGTCCACGCTGCGGGACGCGGCCGTAGACCCGAAGCCCGAGGATTACCTCGCGCCGACGAACGCCGGCAAGGCGAACCCGCACGGTCCCGACGTTGTCGCCCCGGAGATCCACGCCTCCGAGGGTGTCCGCCCGGTCAAGGCCGGCGAGGTCCATGTCGAGGACGCGGCCAAGCAGGACGCCGCCGAAACCGCTGACGCGAAGAAGCCCCGGGCCAAGCCCGCGGCCAAGTAACCATCGCCCCACAGGAGGCCTGCAGTGCGTATCTATGCCACCCCCGAGGAACTGACCGCATGGTTGGCTCCGATCCCGGCACCGGCCGACGCTGCGGGCCTCCTGCGGAGTGCGTCCGGGCTGATCCGGTCCGAGACGAAGACCGCGATCTACCCCACCGACGCTGACGGCTACGCCAGTAACACCGTCACCCGGTCAGCGTTCAAAGACGCGGCCTGCGCCCAGGTCAAATATTGGATGGACCACAAGATCACCCCGGGGCTGGGACTGGCCGGGCTCAAACCGGCGGCAGTGTCCAAGTCCATCGGCGGCGCGTCCATCACCTACGAATCAGGCGCCACCGCGGCAAGGGTCGAGGCGCTTGTGGGCCTTGCTCCGGACGCCCACTACATCCTCTCCGACGCCGGGCTCCTCGGGAATCCGGTGGTGCTGCTGTGATCGAGGACTTCGAGGAGTTCATGGTCCATGAGGTCACGGTCGAGACGAAGTCCGGGGAAGACTCCTGGGGCAACGTCAACACCACCACCTCCGGCCCCATCCTCGGGTTCCTCGACGACTCCCGGGCGCTCGTGAGATCCGCCACCGGGGATCAGGTCGTGTCCGAGTCGACGTTCTACACCGGCAAGGAACACGCCCCCCTGTTCGCCCCGGAGTCGCTGGTGAACCTGCCCGACCGGGTGTCGACCGTGATCCGCTGCAAGGTCGCGGACTCTGGACCCATGGACCTCCCCGACCATATCGCCGTGACCCTGACCTAGGAGGCCGCCGTGGGGAAGTCCTGGAGCTTCAAACCGAACCGGACCATTATCGCCAGGTCACATAAGGGTGCCGTGCGAGGGCTCGCTCTCGCCGGAGAACACATCCTCGGCGTCTCGAACAACAAGGCCCCCATCGAGGAAAGCACCCTGATCCGCTCCGGCGCCGCATCAGTCGATGACAAGAACCTCCGCGGGGCCGTCTCCTACGACACGCCCTACGCGACAAGGCAGCACGAGGACATGCACCTCCGGCACGACGCCGGCCGGGAGGCGAAGTTCCTGGAGAGCGCGTTCAACTCCGAACAGGATGCCGTGCAACAGATCATTGCCAAGGCCATCAAGGGGGAACTGTAGATGGGTTTCACCACGAACCTCCTGACCGGCATCGCCGAACTCCTGAACGCCGAGAACGTCGGCCGCTGGATACCCCAGGGGTCCGGGCAGTCGTTCGCCGCCACGGACACGGCCATCGCCATCGACTCCCTCGGCGCGTCACCGGACAAGGGCATCGCCCTGACCCTGTACGACGTCGAACACTCCGGCGGGACCGACTCCGTCATGGGCCTGCAATGCCGGGTCCGCGGCAACCCCAAGGACCGGGCCGCCGCGAAAGACATCCTCGACCGGATCTTCGACACCCTCCACGACCTCGAACACGTCACCCTCGGCGGGGTCCCGGTCGTCCGGATCTGGTGGCAGTCCGGCGCGAACCTCGGCCCGGACGCCCTCAACAGGCCTGAACACACCGCCAACTACTACCTGCAAATCACTCGCACCGGCACACACCGGGAAGACTAGGAGAACAAAATGACCGAAATCACCCCCGGAACCGTTGGAGACTGGCAGCTTGAGGTTGCCGCGTACACCGACGGCGCCGAACCGACGACCTGGACCCGGGTCAAGGGCATTACCGAGTTCACCCCGCCCGCCGTGGAGAAGAACCTCGAAGACGATTCGTCCTTCGACTCCGACGGCTGGGGCTCTCAGCTCGCGACCGGGCTGGCGTGGACCGCGGAGGGCACCGTCAAGCTCCCCCGCGCCTCCCTGACAGCCGACCCGGGCCAGGAGATCCTGCGCGCCGCCGGCAATGAGCTCGCCGAGGACGGTCTGGTCCACGTCCGCATCACGGACCGCACCAAGCCGACCGCGGGCCGGACCGGCATCGCCGACGCGTCCTTCACGGACAACGGCGGACCCCGCACGGACATCAAGACAGCCGCGTTCAGCCTCGCGGGCCGCGGCAGGCTCGAAGACGTCACCATCCCGTAACCCACCTACTCCCGCCGCGCAGTTTCCAAGGGCTGCGCGGCGGGCTCCACCCTTGGACCCTTGGAACCCCTCACACCTTGGAGTATCACATGGCTTTGAAAGACCTGCGGACCGCACTCGCGGCCGCCCACAAACTCCCCATCGGCGGCACCGTCTACGAAGTGCAGCCGATCAGCGCCGACCTCGGCCTCCGCTTCCAGGACCTCATGGACGTCGCGGCCCGGGCAAAGAAGGCCACGGACGCCGACAAAGAGTTCGCCCCGGACGACGCGGACACCGAAGTCCTCAACGACGCCGCGGAAAAGGACCTCTACCGCGAAGCCCTCGGCCCCTCCCACGACCTCATGGTGGCCGGCGGGGTCACGTTCGCCGAACTGAAACTCGCCGCCCTGTACGTCATCTTCCACGCCGTCTACGGCGACACGTTCGCGGACGCTTATTGGGCGTCCGGGGGAAAAGCACCAGCGCCGAACAGGGCGGGGCGCCGAACGGCGACCCGGACCCGTACGGGCGCGGCCTCTACGACGAAGAAACGGGCCTCTCAGAATGGTACGACTACCCCGAAGGCCACCAAGCCGGCCTGACCTGGGCGAAGATCCTCGGGCACTGGTCCCTGATCGAAGCTGACCTGCAGGATGTCGGGATCGACGTGTCCTCCGGAATCTTGAAGGAGCGGTCCTGGCGGTGGCTTGCGACCCGCATCGCCGGGCTCCTCGCCAAACCTCCGGGCACGATCACGGACGACGGCCGCGCAATCCCCTCCACCCGGCTCGGCATGGCGATAAACCCGCCCGGCCCGCCGCGCAAACGATAACTAAACACAGGAGGCCCCACCGTGGCATTGAACATCGGCGAACTGGTGGGGTATCTGGACCTCGACGCGGGCCCCTTCGAGAAGGGCATCGGCAAGGCCTTCGACTCGATGGGCTCGAAGAAGTGGCAAGTGGCCGGCGCCGCCGCAGGTGTCGCGGCCGGCACGGCGATCCTCTCCGGGATGCTCTCCTCGATGGAGACCCAGAAGCTGAACAACAAAATGGCCGCCTCCCTCGGCCTGACGAAGACCCAGTCCGCGACCGCTGGCAAGGCCGCCGGGCAGCTCTACGCCGACAACTACGGCGCCTCCATGGAAGACGTCACCGGAGCCGTTGAGGGTGTCATGTCCTCGGTCAAGGGGCTGCGGACCGCCTCGCAGGCCGACATCCAGGCAGTCACCAAAGACGTCCTGAACCTTGGCTCCGCGTTCGAGGTCGACGTCGGGCAGACCTCCCAGATCGTCGGGCAGATGATCACCTCCGGGATCGCGAAGGACGCGAAGAACGCCACCGACCTCCTCGCCGGAACCCTATCCAAGGTGCCGAAGAACGTCCGCCAGGACATCCTCGACGCCGTCGACGAATACTCCCCCTTCATGGCAACCCTCGGGATCAAGGGCGAGGAAGCCATGGGCATCCTAGCGACCTCGTCCGAAAAGGGCATGTACGGGATCGACAAAACCGGGGACGCGCTCAAAGAGTTCACCATCCGCTCCACCGACATGTCCAAGGCGACGGGCGTGGCCTACAAGGACCTTGGCATGAACCAGGGCGACATGACGAAGAAGCTCCTCGCCGGCGGGGACACCGCGAAGCAGGCCTTCGGGGAAATCGTCGCCGGACTGCAGGGCATGGACGATCCGGTTGCCCAGTCCCAGGCGGCCCTCGCCCTGTTCGGCACCCCCCTCGAAGATCTCAGCGTGACCGAGATCCCCAAGTTCCTCGGCTCGATCGACCCGATGGGCGACAAGTTCGATTCTCTCAAGGGCAAGGCCGGGGAGCTCGATACGACCCTCTCGGACGGGGCGTCGAACGGCTGGGCCAAGTTCCAGCGCGCCGGCGAAACGTCCCTCGCCAAGATCGGCGAACAGGTCCTCCCGGTCCTGACGCCCATTGTGGACAAGATGGCCGAATGGGCGCCGATCCTCGGCCCTCTCGTCATCGCCCTGGCCGCGTTCGCCGCAATCATGTGGGTCGTCAACGCAGCGATGGCAGCGAACCCGGTCACCTGGATCGTCCTCGGCATCATGCTCCTGATCGCCGCGATCGTGCTGCTGGTCATGAACTGGCAGACCGTCGCGGACTCCGTCGGCGTCATCTGGGGCGGCTTCATCAACTGGGTCAAGTCCGTCATGGACGGCTTCCTCGTCTGGTGGGGAGGCGTCTGGGACGGCTTCCTCGGCTTCCTCTCGGATGCCTGGAACAACGCGAACGCCGGAATCACCGGGTTCATTGACGGGGCCGTCGGGTTCTTCCGCGACCTCCCCGGGAACATCCTGAACGCGCTCGGCGACCTCGGCAAGCTGCTGATCGACGCGGGTAAGAACATCCTCGACGGGTTCCTCAAGGGCCTGGAGAACGGGTTCAACGCCGTGAAGGACTTCGTCGGTGGCATCGGGCAATGGATCGCAGACAACAAGGGCCCCAAAGCCTACGACCTCGCCCTCCTCGTCCCGGCCGGCGGCTGGATCATGGACGGCCTCGAAACGGGCATAGCATCCTCCATGCCCTCCCTGCAGAAGACCCTCGGCGGCGTGTCCGACACGATCGCCGGCGGCGTCACGGGCGGAACGGTGGGCCTCTCCGGCGCCGCCGCACCGATCGCACCGAGTTCCTCCAGCCCGGCCGCCTCATCCGGCACGACTCACATCTGGCAAATCACCGAGGCAGACAAGGCGGACGAAGTGGCGCAGAAGGTCTGGGGAAAGCTCCAGTTCAAGTTGCAGGAAGCAGGCCTCCGTGTCGGAGCATAAGAGCGTCATCCTCAACGGGCAGGTCCTTCACGGGGCCGACACGTTGGGGCGGTGGAAAGTCACCCAACTCGACGGCTGGAATGATTCCCCGCCGGTCAAATCCCAGGACGTGGCCCGGCCGAACGCTGACGGCGACTTCGACCTGCCGATCAACTACGGGCCCCGGCTGGTGACGATCGGCGGGCGGGTGATCTGCTCCTCCCAGGCGCAGGCGCAGCGGGCACGGGCCCGGATCACCGGCCTCGTGCAGGGCCTCGTCCGGGTCCAGATCATGGACGAGGGCCTGACGACGTGGGCGGACGTGAAACTCAACGACGCGGTCACGACGAAGCGGACGGGGACGCTGGTCCGGTTCCTGTATCAGCTCCGCGCCCCGGAGCCGCGCCGGTACGGGGACGCGAACCCCTACTCGATCCCGTCCGGCTCTGCCTATACGACGTTGTCCCACCAGGGAAACGCGGTCGGCTACCCGGTCATCAAGGTGTCCGGTTCGTTCCCGGGCGGGTATGTGCTGCAGTCCTCGGCCGGCGCCGAGTACCGGGTCACGACGGCGCTCAACGCCACCCCGCACACAATCGACATGGCGACCGGCCTGCTGGTCCGCAACGGCTCGGTGGTGTCCGGCGGCGTGACCCGCGCCGACCTGTGGCGCATCCAGGGCGCCTCCACGGCGACCGACCTGCGGCTCCAGCCGATCACCACCGGCTCCGGCACGGCAACCGTGACCCTGCTCAACACCTACATCTAAGGAGCTTCATGGATTCCCTGCTAGGCGTTTGCATCGGCCTCACCGGCACTTCCATCATCCTCTCAATCGGGGCGATTAGGTCAGCCGCAGAGGCTAGGCGACAGGCGCTCCGGTGGGGTCGAGTTGCAGCCAACGCAGATGCCCGGAGGTTCAGTATCGAGCCGGGCCGCATCTCCTTCTGTGACCAAAGAGGGTACGTGGCCACCATCTCGGCAACCGAGCCTGCTAGCGACAAACTGGCTGACATCTTCGCCCGTCTCAAGAAGCTCGAAGACGCGCCGCCATTCAACCACCACATCTAAGGAGGCCCCGTGGCTGCACTGGAAAGGGTCTGGGTGTGTGACACGATCACCGGCGCCCGGCTGAACGTAATCCCGGTGAAGGACTTCACCTGGGGCCGCGGCTTCAATGGCGGTTCCAGCGGGCAGGCGACGATCCCGGTGCTCGATGCCGACGTGAAGAAACTGGATCTGCCCTCCCTGATCGTGGAGCGGTCGAACACGTTCGTCTATGAGGTCGGCGGGACGGTCGTCGCCGCCGGCGTCATTGGGGAGCCGGACTACGACAAGGACGCCGGTACCCTGACGGTCCCGCACGCGGACCTCTGGTCGATCCTCGCGGACCGGTGGGCGATCAAGCACGGCGCGGCGAACATCAAGACGGAAAAGCTGGTCTACGGGCCGCTGTCTTTGGGCACCATCGCGAAACGGCTCGTGCAGGAAGCGATCTCCCCGGGCGGCTGGTACGACCTGCCGATTGTGTTTCCGGCTGACGTCGGAGGTTCCGACTCGCGGACGTTCTACGGGTACTCCCTGCAGGAGATCCCGGACGCGCTGAAGGAAGTCATGGAAGCCGTCGGCGGCCCGGACATCGACTTCACCCCCCGCTGGGGCTCCTCCGGCAACCTGGAATGGGTGATGCGGGCCGCGCCCGGGCTCACCTCCGCCGGGGTCTGGGAGTACAACCTGGACGCCCCCAAACAGGAAGCCACGAAAGTCCGGGCAAAGTCGGACATGAGCAGGTTCACGAACAACGCCTACGCGATCGGCGAGGGCACGGAGAAGAACACCCTGCTCCGGTCCAACCCGTCCGCGGACCACTCCCGCCCGGCCGCCGAGGGCGCCGCAACGTTCAAGGGCGTCACCAGCCTGGGCGTGCTGGGGGATCTCGCGGCCGAACGGTCCCGGGTCCTGTCCGTACCGACCAGGCAATACTCCATGTCGGTCCTGAAGACCGGGACGGCCGGCATCACGGACCTCGCCCTCGGCGACACGATCAAGCTATACGCCGCGGCCGACCCGTGGCTCCCCAAAGGCTGGTCAACACACCGGCTGATCAAGTTCAGCGGCAGCCTGGCCGCGCCCATCGCCCTCGAATTTCAACCGGCAGGAGCATGACATGGGTTTGATCAACAACCCGAACCAGTCCGACATCCCCGACATCCTCCGCCGGCTGCGGGCCCTGGAGAACGCGGCGCCCATGAACAACGGCGCGGTAGGCCGCGGCGGCTTCGAGGTGTACGACGGCGGTGTGATCACCATCAGCAACGGCGGCCTGTCCGTCACCGGTACGGCCACAATCCTCGGGACGCTGATCGCCTCGGGCATCATCAACTTCACGGGCGTAGTGACGATCTCCGGGCCGCTGACCGTTTCGGGCCTCACCACCGTGACGAACAACCTCGTTGTGGCGTCCGGCGGCAAGATCACGGCGGGAACCATTGAGCTAAACCCGGACGGTTCCGCGAAGTTCGGGACCATGACGATCAGCCCCACGGGGAAGATCACCACCGGGACCGCCGAAATCAATCCGGACGGGTCAGCGAAGTTCGGCAACACGAACATCGACACCGCCGGCAGGGTCAAGGTCGGGTCCTCGATGACCCTGGACCCGACGGTATCCTCCGGCGCTTTGGTCTTCTCCAACGGCGCCCAGGTCTTCACCGACGCGACGACGGTCCAGATGTTCAAGGGCGGCAGCGCGGTCACGGTAGCGGACGGCACGGCAACGGTACAGGGCGACGGATCAAACTACGTCCGCGCCGACAGTTCCGGGGTCCGTGCCAACGGGCCGCTCCGGGCAACCTCCACGGTCAGGGTCGACGTCATGAATACGGCGCCCGCCGGAAAGACCGCAAATGTCTACTGGGATTCCGTAGACAAAATGCTCAAGGTTGTGGTTTAGGAATGGTTTCCGGGCACAGCCCGTCTTGAGCCGCAACGGCGATGGCCAGGCTCTGGTCCTCCCCGGCCCCGGGCTCCACGACCTTGACCGCCGTGACGTCCGTTCCGCTGAGCATCTGCTGGCAGGCGAGCTTTCCGGCGGCGAGCAGGACGTCATCGGCGGGCGGCTGGCCTACCCAGCGATATTTCGCGCTCTTGAAGAACAGCGCGGTTCCGTCCGCTACTGACAGTGTCGGGCTGGCTACTGCCGGCGCGTCTTGAGCGGGGATCGGCGCGGCAACCAGTGGCGCGACTCCACTCAGCGGACCGGCCGGCGCTGACGCTTCCGGTGAGGTCTGGGCCGCGCACCCCGCGAGTGCAAGAGCGGCGATTAGTGCGAGTCCCCCAAGTTTTCCCATGCCGTGAGTGTAGCGGACCCACCCCCGAATTAATACATCAAGGCCTCCCCAGGGGGCCTTTTCCCATGCCCAGGAGGCGCACTTGTCCACCATCACAGGCAACGTGAAGGACTTTCGTCCGCAGGCCATCGGCGGCGCCACACTGGTCTTCACCGCCACTAACCCGGCGGGTACGTCCGGCGGATCACTGCTGATCCCGAAAGAGGTCCGGGTCACGGCGGCGTCCGACGGGTCCTTCAGCGTGGACCTCGCATCCTACGCGTCCACGAACCCGAACACCGCGTACAAGCTGCGTATCGAGTGGGCGAACTCCACCGGGGACTTCACTGTACCCGAGGAAATCCCCTGGCTGGTCGTCGTTACCGGTAATGGCCTGCTGGTTGACATGTTCGCCAATGTCGAGGCGGGCAAGCTGCTCACCAAGGGTGACAAGGGCGACAACGGCGATTCAGTCATGCAGGCCGCGTTTGATGCGCTCACTGCACGGATGCCACAGCCCGGCGCGGACTCCAGGTTCGAGGTCGTGGACCTCAACAGCAAGATCCTGATCGGCACCACGGACGACGGCGGAGTGATCGTTGAGGACGCGCTCATCTATGCCTCTGAGGGCTTCACCATCGAAACCGAAGACGGGTACATCCTCTTTGACGCGGAGGCGCCCGGCACATTCGGGACTACAGCGACGACGGCGGTGGACACGCTGCACGTCGTCCTTATGTCCGGGCAGTCGAATGGCTCCGGACGCGGCCCGCTCACTGGCGGAGAGGTCAAGGACCCGCGCATCTTCCAGTATGGCGCGACCCGTCGCGTCCTTGAGCCCGCGACGATTCCGCTCGACATGCACGACACCGCGTCCGGGCTGTCCCCCGCCACGACGTTTGCGCAGAACTATCTGAAGACGCAGCCCGCGAACGTGGGAGTCCTCATCATCCCCGCGGCACACGGCGCTACCGGGTTCACGTCCGCCGCGGACACGCTCACATGGACCGTGGGCGCCGCATCAGCGCCCTCCTATGACCTCCCCGCACTGGCGGTTGCTCAGACGCTTGAGGCTATCGAGGCCGCAAGGGCAGCAGGCTACACGGTAATCCCCAAGGGCATCCTGTGGCACCAGGGCGAGAACAACAGTGGCATGTCACAGAGTAGCTACGAGGGCCTGCTGGACGGGCTCATTTCGTACCTGCGGACCTCGCTCGGCTGGCCTCAAATCCCGTTCGTTGCGGGCCAGATGTCCCTCGCAGGGATCGACATCACGCCCGGGCGCCCCAACATCGACAAAGCCCACAGCGGCACCCCGGCCCGTGTCGCGTACACCGGCTTCGCTCCGTCACTGCGCGGGGCGACGAACGACGGCGACACAACCCACTTCAACAAGGTCGGCGTTGAGTACCTCGGCAAGACGTACCTCGCCGGCTACTGGCAGGCGGTCGGGAACGCACTCACGGCAGCCCCGCAGCCGCCGTCCAACGTGTCCGCAACCAAGTCCGGAACGACGGTAACGGTCCAGTGGTCCGGAGCTCCCGCGTCACTGGCCAAGTCTGAAACGTTCGACCTTGTCGCGGACTCCGCCGCCTACAACTGGACAGCGCCGCAGTCGCACGCCACCGGCTACAGGGTGGAGACGAAGACCGGCGCCGGCGCATGGGCCACCGCCACTCGGGCGTGGGGAATGGCCCTGTCCGAAACCGTCACAGTCCTAGCCGGAACCACCCAGGTCCGGGTCACAGCCCTCAACGGCGCCGCCGAATCCGCGCCCGTCACCGTCACCGCCGTAGGAGCGTAAATGCGAATCATCGTGAAATCCCGTGCCAATACCAGCCTCCTGAAGCGTGCCCAGCTGCCCGGGTTCTTCGACAACTTCGACCGGCCCGCCGGCCAGGCGCTCGGCCTCACGTCGGGTGAGGGGAAGGCGTGGCGTTACGAATCGACCGGCGTAACCCCCGTGTGGCGGACCAGCTCCGGCGGCGCGGCGGTCAACGTGTCCGGCGACTCCCGCAACGTCGCCTACGTGGACGCGCTCACCACGAACGGCAAGCTCGGCGTCACCGCTGCCTCGCTCGGCTCCTACCGGGTCGGCGGGCTCGTTGCACGCTACCAGGACATTCAGAATCACCTGTTCGTTTTCCAGGCGTCCGACACGGCAGGGCTCGCCATCTACAAGCGTGTCGCCGGTGCGGCGACGAAGATCGGCGACTCCTCTTACATCCCCGCGAACGGGGATGTGTACGAGCTGGAACTGAACGGCTCCAACATCATCCTCCGCGTCAACGGCTCCACGAAGACCACCGCGATTGACACGGCGTTCCTCGGTGAAACCCGCATGGGCCTCCTCGGAACATCCTCGGCCTTCTCCATGGGCTGGGACAACATCAGCTTCACCCCGACCGCCTAGGAGGCCCCCCTTGCTTTTGCCTACGAATATTGCCACGGGCCGGGTCACCGGGCAGTTCCTCGCCGGCGTCGTTGACGGCGCCGACTCTGATCAGGACCCGGACGCGGTCCCTGCCGCGGGCTTTGTGACGTTTACCGCGTCCGTCCCGTACCTGCCCGACCCCACCGCGGCGCCGAACCCGGCCACCATCCTGACGACCAGCGTTGTCGCGGTCCTCGACAATGAGGGCTACCTCTGCACGCCGGTTGAGGTGACGCTGGAGCCGTCCTATCGTGGCGTGCGGCTGATCGCCACGGACGACCCGGACCTGAGCGTTGAGGGCTGGACGTGGAACGCCACGTACTCCTTCAGCACGGTCGCGGGACAGAAGCTCGCGATCCCCACGCACTCGTTCGCTGTTCCGTCCGGCGGCACCGTGGACCTTACGACCGTTGTGAAGGTCCCGTCCTCTACGGGCATCGGCACCGAACAGGCCGAAGCCCTCGCCGCGTCCGCGCAGGCCGCGGCCATCTCGTCCGCTGCTGACGCGGCTGCGGCCCAGGCGGCGGCGGCAGCAGCCGCCGCCGAGGCGTCCGCGAACGACGCGGGGGTAACGTCGCTCATCACGACCGGCGGCACCACCACCAAGGCCGCTGTGACCGCACTTGTCAATGCGTCCAACGCCGCCAAGCTCAACACGGACGACGCGGTCGGCACCTACCAGTCACAGGCGGCGCTTGACGCGGCCGTCGCGGCGAAGGTCAACACGGGCGGCACCAGCACCAAGGCGGCGGTCCAGTCCATAGCGGACACAGCCGCCGCGGCCGCCGCTGCGCCCAAGCTGGACGCCTCCCAGAAGGGCGCCGCATCCGGCGTCGCAAGCCTCGACGCCGGGTCCAGGGTCCCGCTCGCACAAGTGCCCGACCTGTCATCCCGCCACGCGCCGCTCTGGATGCCTAGCACCGCATACACGGCGGGCCAGGCAGTCGTCAACCCGTCCGGCGACCTCGTCACGGCAAAGGCGGCATTCACTTCGGGCGCAACCTACTCCGCCGCTAACTGGAATCTGTCAGCGTCATTCGTGCAATGGATCGCCGGACATATAGGCATTGAGAAATCGAATCCCATCAACGCCAGGTTCTACATCGGCTCGGGCACGGGCAGCCTCACCGACGTCCCCACAATGGGCATCAAGGTAAAGATCGACTCCCCAACAGACGGGACCGGCCGGGCGCCTGACGGCATCCAGAGCAACGTGAACCTGCTCAACGGCGCACAAGACGGCGCGTCCCGGGCCATGATCGCACGCCTCGACTTCGGAGACGCGGGCAGCAGCAACAGCGGCGCCGGCGTCGCCCTGTGGGCTGACGCCTGGATCACTTCGGCATCAAACCGGAACGCCTGGGGCGGGAATATCTATTTCTCGATCAAGCCGGGCGTAGCCTACGCAAAGACCCCCATCGGGCTGGAAGTCGGCGGCGAGAGTTACGGCACCGTCGAAACCAACGGCGGCGGGCTGCACATCGTCGGCAAGTCCACAGGTTCGAAGATGGCATTCGGCCTGATGATCAGTTCGGACCCGGTCGCGGACGGCACGCCCGGTGCTATCGCGGGCGCCTTCCGCACGCACCTGCTGATGCGAACGGCGAACGCCCCGGGCGACAACTACATCTGGGTAGGCCCGACCGTCCCCAACATCAACATCCCAACAGGCACTCCGCTCTATCAGATGGATGCGACGGGCAAGGTTGGCATCGGAGCCGTCGCGGACAGCACGGCGCTGCTGAACGTCGGCGGACGCGCCAAGGTTGGGAACGGGACCGAGGCTGGTGATGCGGTCAACAAGGGGCAACTGGACGGGTCAGCAGCCCGCTACGCCCCCACGGGGGCCTTGGCAACAACGATGGACCGGAGGGTCGTTTCAGGGTCCAGCATCACCGCACTGACCTCTGGCACCATGCGACTCTCGGCCGTATGGCTTCCCAAGGGCGCCGTCGTCTCGTCCATCACGTACCTGTCAGGCGCGGTCCCGGTAGGCCTGACCAATCGCTGGTTCGCGCTGCTGGACGGCTCCCGGAACCTGCTCAGGACAACGGCGGACAACACGGCGGCATGGTCAGCCGGCGCCACGCTCACGCTGAACCTGTCCAGCACTTACACGGTCCCCGCGGACGGGCTCTACTACCTCGGATTCTGTGAAGTCGCCACTACCGTAACGGCGCTCCGTGGACTGGCCTCATCATCCAACTCCGCAACCATCGCCCCCGTCCTGAACGGCGACGGCGCGGCAAGCCTCACCAACGCAGCATCGACCCCGGCAACATCCCCCGCAATCACGGCGCAAGGCGGCATCCCGTTCGCCTACGCCTCCTAATCGAAGGAACCAGTCATGGAACCCACGACAGAACAAATCGTCAAGGGCATCACCCTATTCCTCCACCGCGTGACCCTCGAAGGCTCCGAAGTGTCATCGTTCAATGTCCTCACTCATTGGCTGGACGGGGCTGCTGAACGAGAGTCCACGGCCAGCAATCTCTCGGAGAAGGTTGTCGGCCTGATGAAGGAAAACAACGACCTCCTGGACTACGTGAAGTCGCTGGAAGCCGACAAGGCCCGCCTAGTCGAGGCTCAGGCCGCACCCGCAGAGTGAACCACTCAGTGTGGCCCCGGACTTGAGCTCCGGGGCCACACAAACCCCCACACAGTCACGCCTATCTAGGAGGCCCGCCCGCATGGGTACCAAACACCTTACGCCCACGGATGCCCCCTGATGGAACAGATCCCCGGATTCCTCGGAGTAGGCTCCCCCATCGCCACGGCGCTCGCCATGTTCTATCTGGTCTTCACCGGCCGGCTGATCCCTCGGGCGTCCCACGACGCCGTCGTCCGCGTGCTTCAGGAGCGGAACGCCGAAGTGGTCCTCGATCGGGGCAACTGGCAGTCCGCGGCCGGGCTCGCGAACCAGACGAACGCTGACCTTGCCAAGACCAATACCAAGCTTCTGGAGACGGCGGCCTTCTCTACGCATGTCATGTCAGCCCTCCAGGAGAACGCCACTGGAGGCCACCATGTTCTTCCGTAAACGGATCGCACGACGCCTAGAGGTTCCCGAACTGCCGACGGTGGATCATTCGCTGGCCAGCGCCGCGATCGACCGCGCCGTCGCGGATCACCGGGCCGCACAGTCCCAGGCGGCCGAGGCGCAGCAGGTCGTCACGGAACTGAAGCGGGTCAACGTCCGGAACGGGTTCGCCCCGGCCATCCGGAAATCATTCGACAGGACTTTAGGAGAGGCCACATGAACGCAAACTACATCGGATACGCCGCGGCGATCATCTGGATCACCCTCCCCCTGGTCTACATGGCCACGGCGCCGGGATGGAGGAAGTCCATGGAGGGCCGCGCCCTGATGTGGCTGCTCGGGTCCACGGCTGGGCTGTTCCTACTCCTCCTGACCGGCGGCATCTTCGGCGACTACCCGTTCAAGGAATGGGTCCGGGCGGGCGTGTTCGCTGCCGTCCTCTACGCCGGCATCCGCCTATCCGTCCTGTTCGTGAAGCTCCGGATCGAAGTCGAACGCCGCATCCGCAGGGGCGATAACCCATGAGCTACGCCCAGGCTGTCACCCCGAACCCCAACATCCCCTGCAAGCCCGGCTGGTGTCTCCAGTACGTCCGGCAGGCCTTCGGGCAGCCCGCCGTCTACCCGACCGCGACCGCCGCGTGGGAAGCCTCGAAGACCCAGCACCGGGACCGGAACTTCCCGGCCGGCGTCTGGGTACCCGTCTGGTACGGGCTGGACAAGGAACCCGCCGGGCATGTGGTCCTCCGGGCCCCGAACGGCAATGTCTACTCCACCTCGGACCTGAGCAACACTCCACACCTTCACCCGGACCTCGCCGACCTCGAACGGTACTACGCCTACTACGGCATGAAACTGACCTACCGCGGCTGGACCGAGGACGTCCAGGGCATCCCCGTAATCACAGACTTCGGACTCGCCGCACAAGGCGACATCAAAACAGGAGGGCTCACCGTGGCCGACATCGACAGCATTACCAAGCAGCTCGCCGACATCCAGGCCAAGCTCGCCGACATCAACACCGACGCTGGCAAGGTCACTATCCGTGACTTCATCGCGCTCGGCACCCGGGCCGCGCAGGCGGCCAAGGACAACACCGGCCCGATCAACGTGTCCGGCGACGGGCAGGAGAGCCTGCGGGACTTCATCGCCAAGGGCACCCGCGCCGCCCAGGCGTCCGCCGCGAAGCTGGCCGGGCTGGAAGCAGCGCTCAAGGCAGTCGTCGCCGCAGCGGGCTCCCCCGTGGATCTCGCCGCCGTGACCGCCGCCGCGGAGGTCGGCGCATCTAAGGCGCTCTCCAACCTGACCGGCACCACCACCTTCGAGAAGGCAGGCAAGTAATGGCCGACCACGCCGCAACCCGACCAGCAACCTTCACCGCCGTGCAGCGCGCCGTCCGCACATGGTGGCAGGCCGTCTCTGGCGTCATTGCCGTCTCGGTGGGTACCGCCCTAGTGGAACTCCTGCGGGGCGCTGACGTGCTCACGTGGGACTTCTGGGTGTCCGTGCTCCGCATGGCCCTCGTTGCCGTCATCGCCGCGACCGCTGCCTACTGGCAGAAGACCAAGGCCGCGCCTGACAAAGCCTGACTTCAACGCCCCGTCCTCCATCCCCGGAGGGCGGGGCGTTTCGTCGTCTCTAGGGAGGATTCAGGGAGCCTTGCCTACTGCAGGGCACGGCGGCGGACTGCAAGTTGAGGGAAACTGTGGGACCGGACCGATCCAAACCGACGGAAAGCGGACACGCCCCCAGGCAATGAAAAACCCCGCCGTTCCGGGCGACTCGCCGAGAACAACGGGGTGATCCAATATGTAGCGGTGGGGAGGCTCGATCTCCCGACCTCACGATTATGAGTCGTGCGGAAACCCCTAGAATCCGCGGATTTTTCGGCTTCAGGGAGGATTCAGTCAGGTTCGGGTTTTTGGGCCTTGGCACGTTCGGCCGCCAGGAGGTCATCCACCCGGCCGACGACGTCGTCCAGCTCGTCGTCCCAGAGGTGCCCGTAAACGTCAAGGGTCATGGCCGCGGAGGCGTGCCCGACCATCCGCTGGATCGTCTTCACGTTCGCCCCGGCATGGATGGCCCACGAGACACCCGTGTGCCGTAGCTCGTGTGTATCGAAGTCCGGGATGCCCGTCACGGCCCGGACCTTGTTCCATATCGGCCGCCACTTGTGCCGGGTGAAGGCGTTCCCGTCCGGGTCCGGCATGAGGTAGGCGTCCCTGGGCTTGCCTTTCGCGGCGTCCTTGAGCCGGGCGAGCAGTTCCCCGGAGACGGGGACGTCGCGGTGTTCTCCGGACTTTGTCTCCCCGTCCGTTCCGTCGCCGTCGATCGCCGATTCGATCCGGACCCGGCGCCGGCGGACGTCCAGATCCGATACCCGCACGGTCGCGACCTCGCCCCGCCGTGCCCCAGTCCGGAGCATGAACAACACGGTCAGGTCGTGCGGCTTGACGGCCTCCAGCAGCGCGTCCGATTGCGCCACGGTCAGGTATCGGCGCGGGACGGTCCGTTTCTTCCGGCGCTTGACCCGGGCCATCGGGTTCGAGGTGATCGCGTTCGCCTCGACGGCGTGTTCCAGGATGGCTTTCATGACGCCCATCAGGTAGCCCTCATAGGCGGCGGAGAGCGGCTTCCGGTGGACGGTGAGCAGGGATGGTATCCATTCCCGCAGCGCGGCGGCGGTGACGTCGGCGGCCCGGACATCCTCCCACCGCGGCCGGATATGGTGGGCCCATGCGGCATCGTAGGCCTGCTGTGATCCGGCGCCGATCCGGTTCTTCGTCGAACGGTAACCGGGCCAGATCTCCCCGATGGTCAGTTCGGCGGCCGGGTTCGCCGGACCGTTGAGCGTCTTGTCCGCCAGGAACTTCGCCGCGGCATCCTTGACCACGAAGGACTGCTTCCGCTCCCGGCCATCCTCGGTCCAGACGGCCCGCCAGCGCCTGCCCTTCCCGTACTCGGCAGTCCGGGTCCGATCCTTCCGAACCCAACGGTCTTCGAGGCGTGCCATGGTTAGCGGCTTAGCCCGGCGGCGGCGAAGTGGATGGACGCGGGCGACTTTGACGCCGGGTCCATGGCGACGGTCAGCGCGGTCCGGGCGAGGTCGGGGTAGGTTTGCAGGTCATCGCACATCTTGAGTTTCGCGAGGATGTCGGCGACGTGCCACTCCGGACGGTGGGCTGCGACGAGCCCCGCCAGTCCTTGCCAGTGGTGATGTTCGAGAGGCCCCCCAGGGGTCCGTGAGTTGTGCATGATCAGGCCTTGCTTCCCATGTTTCACCGCCACTTGTGTGGTGCGGTGAGGTAAGCGTAAGGCTTCCATCACATTCCCTAAACCGTCGGTGCTATGTGCACTTAGTTTCGTGCACTAACGATCCGCTAGGACTCGCCATTAAGTCGGACTTTATAGTTACGGAAACGATACGAAAGTTCGGCGAGGAGTTCCTCGTCGGTCAATTGTGACGCCCGGCTAACAACCAGGTCAGCTTCCACTCCGCCGGCCTCTGAAGCGGCGCCGCGTTCCATCTCCGCCACCGTCAGCGCGGAGAGGTCGATCTCGTCCCGATGCTCCCATACTTCCTCGATGGAGCCTTTTCGCCAGCCGAGGGCCTGTTCGATGCGGCGCTGTGAGTTCGGGTGGAGTTCCCGCGTGCCCTTCTCGGCGGTCGTGATCGTTTTGACGTCGATCCCGGTCGCGATGGCGAACTGCCGGCGGGAGGGGTACTTGTCTTTATGGGCTGCCGCGATGAGCTTGCCGAGTGCTTCGAGTGTTTCCTGTTCCTTCATGCCGCCATGGTCTAGGAATAGTTAGGGAATGTCCATTGGGAAACCTTTGGGAATCCTGCCCCTTTGGCGGGAAACTTGCTCTGTAATTACACCTTTGTGATATTGGTTTGACCTGCGCAAACACTCGTTTTGGGTCACATTCCACAACATGGGACTACCGGATTCCCTTAGATTCCTATATAGTGGATTTATGCCTACACAGACAGAAACCACACGACCAGGACGCCGCCCACGCCACAACGACCAGGACTGGGAACGGACCGGGGAAACCCTCCGCCAGCTCCGCCTCGACCGCGGCGTCACCCAATCCGAACTGGGGACCGCGATCGGGTTCCGCAACCAGGGTTCCATCGCCCAGATCGAACAGGGGCTCCGGCCCCTCACGGACGGGAAGCTGATTCAGGCGGCCCGGTTCCTTGGGGTCGCGACGATCGCGATCCGCCGTCCCGCCCCCGGAGCCACGGAGAATGACCAGTGAGCGCCCGCGACGAACTGGCAATAGACGTTGCTGCCGCTCTGGACGAGATCCCGGGATTCATCGCATGGACCGACAAAGCCCCGATCGACCTAGCCGACACCCTCCGGAACGCTGGCTACCGGAAGATATTCGACGGCGACTGCGGGCTCAGCAACATAAAGGACCCGACCGACCGGGAAGCTGCCGAGGCGTGGATGCGCTGGGCGAACCTCGTCCACACGGGCGACGGGGAGCCAAACGGAATCGCGGCCATGAAGCAGATGCTCACCGAATTCGGCTATCGGAAGGTGTCAGCATGAGCGACGATACCTCCCGTCGCCGGTCCACCCGCCGGTCCACCATGACCCGCCCCATCGAACGCGGCATCCTGGGCGGCCCCACCGCAGGGCAGAAGCTCCGCTACAACCCCCTCACCCCGGCCGAACTCGCTGACATCATCACCCAAGCCCGGACCCAACGCACCGAAGAAGACATCCGCGACTACGCAGAACGGAAAGCATCATGAACGCCATCGAAGAGCTCGAAGCCCAGGGATACATCGTGATCCCGCCGTCCGACCTCCCCGAAGTCAAGACTGACGAGGACGAACTGCTGGCCTACATCGACGGTCTGGACAAGCGCGCTTTCACGGGTGGCCTGATCAAGACCAGCGTGCAGCTCCCCTCATCCTCCATGATCAATGCCAACCACAACGTCGCCTTCGAGTATCGCCGAGCCGTCGCTCACCTCGCCATGGCCAAGTGGTATGAGGAACACCTTCCCTATGAGGAGAAGGTCTTGGCTCTCCGTAACGAGCTCTTGACGGGCGACGGGATGGAGTGGTGGCAGGCCAAGCCGAAGCAGATGCGGAAGGCCACGAAGCGGGCCCGGGCACTCCTGCGGGTGTCGGCATGAGGGCCGCGGCGCTTGAGGATCTCGACTGGATGGCCGATGCTCACGACGTCCTGTCGAAGGTCGCTGCCGAGGGGAAGCCATTCACGGCCTACAGTCTCGTCGAGGCTGGCCTCCGGGAACCGCCGGTGTCGTCGATGTGGGGGAAGCTCTTCAAGGACGCGTCCGAGCGGAAGTTGATCCAGTACCGCCGACACATCCGCTCCCCCCGCCCCGGCCGCCGAGGTGGCGCGTGTGCGGTATGGAAGGCCGCGGCATGAGCGGGCCCAAGTTCAGGGTCTGGCAGTGCCGGGACTGGTGCTGCACCTCCAAGCCCCACGGCGGCAAGTGGTGGAACGTGTCCATCGCCCCCGGCAACTATGACAGCGTCAGGTCCTGGCCCGAGGCCATGACGATGGTCCGCACCGGGAAGTTGCCGTGGTCGCTGTGATCCGGGTCTACCAGTGCAAAGACGACTGCTGCCTCGTCCGGGTCCCGTCCAAGCGGTTTTGGTACGTGAAGACCCCATCCACCACCGCAACATGGACGACGTTTCCGGACGCCATCCGTGACGCTTCCGAGTTCGCCAGATCAATCCCCCAGGAGGTAACAGCATGAGCGGCAACGCGAAGGTCCGGGAGGTCGCCGACCATTTGTCCGTGCACCCGGAGACGGTCCGGATCATGACGCGGGAGGGCAAGTTCCCGGGCGCGTTCAAGCTGGGGCCGAAGCCGGCCGCTCAGGTCCGCATCCCGTGGCAGGACGTGTACGACTACGAGAAGACCCAGCCGCGGGTGTCCGCATGAGCGGCATGCAGGACGCTATGACGAGGCTCGGCAGTCTGGACTCGGTTGTCGCCTATATGGAGTCGACCCCCGAGGACTCGTGGCGGGTGGGCACGGTCCGCTCTACCGACGGTGCGACGAACTGCTTCTTCGGTCACCTGTTCAATATGGGCAAGGACGACAAAGAGGGCAGCGACCTGTGGGACGCCTTTGAGGAGCTATGGGCCACCACTTACATGCTCTACCCGGTAAATGACGGAGAGAGCCCGAACTACCCGCAGGCCACGCCGAAGCAGCGCGTCATTGCATATCTCCGCGACCTAGCCAGCGGATCAGCGCCGACCACATGGGCGCTCATGGAAGACGAGGCGGCGCGATACCACTCGGACGAGGCCCCCGGTGAATGAGCTCCTGCTCGCGGCGGTCCGCCAGGCTATCAACGACTCCGAGGCCGCCGCCGGCTCCCCCGATGACCTCCTCACCCTGCAGGCCCGCGCCGCTGCGGAGGCGGTCGAACGCCTCGGCTACGTGGAGGCGCACGGGGTGGAGTACGCGGTGAAGCGCGGGGACGTGGTCCTGGAGTCCGGGTTCAACACGGAGGAGCAGGCGCGGCTCTGGGTGGAGCGGAGGCTGGGCGCCGTTGAGGTCCAGATCGTGCGCCGCTGGGTCGGCGTGTGGGAACCGGCGGAATAGACTCCCACAACATTCCCGCGTGTTGTATTGGAATATGAGGGAATCTGATGTAAGTTAGATCCATAAGCAAAAGAGGCCCGGAAGCGGTAACTCCCGGACCTCGAAACCACCACAACCAATTAGAAGGACTTGTGATGACTCTCCTACAGACTACCCGAACCCAGTACCTGTTCGACAAGGACCTCGCCGCCCACATCGTGCTCGCCGAGATCAAACACTTCGCCGCCGAAGCCTCCATCCACGGCCCCTCCGAAGCTGAACTGCAGACCCTCACCCGCCGCCTCGCCTGGATCATCGACAAAGACCTCCGCTGGACCGACACGGACCAGCTCGTCTCCTACGCCCGTGAGCTCCGCACCATCGAAGCCGCCACCCACCCGGGCCTCCGGGTCAACGACGCCGGAACCGTCGACAACACCGACCACGTCCGCGGTTCCCTCCTAATCACGCTGTTCTGGGAGATCAGCATGATCCTCGGCACCGTCAAGACCCGCTGGGAAGTGTTGGCATGAACCTCACTGTCAACAATCCCGGCACCATGACCGTCATGCGGGAGCACGTCGCTGATGACCAGACGATGGTCTACGTGGACGCCGACGAGACTCGCCGCGCACTGACCCTCTGGATCGACCCGGCAACCGCCGCCCAGTGGATCAAAGCCCTCACTCCGATCGCCGAGGCCCAATCATGAACGCCTTTATCCTGATGCTCGCCACGATCGGCGCCGCCTGCTGGCTCGCCTGGGCCCTCGCCGCCGACCGTGCCGACGCCGAACGCGCCGCCGCCGATGACGAATGGCTCGGACTGTGAGCGCCTGCTACTGCGGCCGGCTCTACCCGTGCGAGGACTGCGGCGGCGACGTCTGCAACTGCCAGTGCCGGACCGACGGCGCACCCCAAACCCAGGCCGAAGTAACGGCCGGATACGTGACCCCCACCCAAGCGCGGCTGAACGCGTGGACCCAGAAACTGGAGCTAACCCGATGAAAGTCTTCGAAGCCGTCACCGCCGTCATGGCCGAAGTAGGCGCCGTCGCCAAAGATGGCGTGAACCAGCACCAGAAGTTCCGCTTCCGCGGCATCGACGCCGTCGTGAACGCCATGTCCCCCGCCATGCGCAAGCACGGCCTGACCGTCTTCCCATCCAAGGTCGAACACCGGCCCGGGACGATGCAGCTCTCCGGCGGCAAGACCGCCACCTCCCCCGTCGTCGTGGTCGATTACACGTTCGTCGGTCCGGAGGGTGATACGTTCACCTCCCAGGTTGTCGCGGAGGCATTCGATCAGGGCGACAAGGCAACCGCGAAGGCCATGTCGGTCGCGCTCCGGACCTGCCTCCTGCAGACGTTCATGCTCCCCACGGACGACGCCGACCCGGACGAACACACCTACGAACGACAGACCTACGCACCGGCCGCCCAGCGCCCGGCAGCGCCCGCCGGTGACGCCGCCGCCTCCAGCCTCGGCCAGTACCGGCACGACCCGCCCAACTGGGCCGAGTCGCTGAACAACGCGAAGAACAGCCGCGACATGCTTCTGGATCTCCTCCAGAAGGCGCAGGGCATGAACGCCCCGGAACAGGTCATCGACGACATCAAAGCCGCAGGCAAGGCCCTGCAGGAACGGAGTGCAGCATGAGCATCAAGACCGATAACCAGCGGATCGCCCTCATCAAGGCCTACCACGACGCCCTCGGCGCGTTCCTGGCCGACGCCCGCGCCGAACACCTCGAACAGCTCCTCACCAAGTACGAGGAGGAGGGGACGAAGTCGTTCGCCATCACCCTCCCGGACGGGACGAAGATCGGGCAGATCACCATCCCCGAGGGCAAGGCGTCGGACAAGACGGTGGACGAGGCGGCCCTGTTTGAATGGGCCGAGGAGAACGACGGGATCGACGTCGAACACGTCCCGGCAGTTCCGGCCCGTGACGTGAAGCGGGTCCGGCCGTCCTGGCTGGCCGCGAAGATCAAGTCCGCGATCGAGGGCGACGACGGGGAGCTCATCGACGTCGAAACCGGCGAAGCCATCCCGGGCGTCCGGCGCGTGGTGGGCAAGGCCCCCTCATCCTTTACCGTCACCTATTCCCCGGGCGGCCGGGAGAAGATCGCGACCGCCTACGTCCGGGGCGAGTTGAACGACCTCGCCGCCGGGACCGTCCTCCCCCAGATCGAACCCGCACGACAGGAAGCAGCAGCATGAGCGCAAAGACCGAAGACCGCACCGCGCACTGGGGAACGTGCGAAGACGAAGACTGCCTCACCTCGATCGTCATCTACCCACACCCGGACGCGCTATCCGACCTGCCGGATGATGAGGATGACTGGGACACCTCGACATTCTTCCTGTCCTGCCCGGTCTGTGGCGGATCGATGGACTGGGGCGGAACTGACCACCCCGCCGACATTCTCAAGAATTACCCGCGATGAACACGCCCACGACGAACGACGTAATCCTGCAGCTCGCCCAGCTCGGCCGGGACCTGGACGCGAAGCAGGAGGAGATCCGACGCCTCGACGAGGACGCCGTCCGCGCCCGCTCCCGCTACGAGGTGACGTTCGCCCGGCACTTCCTGAAGTCCGAAGGGAACCTCGACATCCGCAAATACAAGGCGGTCGAGGAGACGGCGGAACTGAAGCTGGACGCGGAGATCGCGGACCAAGTTCTCAGGGCGGCGCGGGAGTCCATCAAGGTCCTCCGCGACCGGCTCGACATCGGCCGCTCCCTGAACTCCGCGATCAAGTCCGAGTGGAGTGCGCAAGGCGCAGGGCAGCAGATGGTCGCGTGAACGGGTTCAGCAAGGCCCAGAAGATCGCAATCTCCGCCCGGGACCTCGACTGTGTCATCCACGGCGCGGGCGGGGTATGCGTCGGGGACCTGACCCACCACCACCGGAAGGGCCGCGGAGCCGGCGGCGTGAAGTCCCGGAACAGGGTCGCGAACGGCCTCCTCGTCTGCGGGCAGTGGAACGGGATGGTCGAGTCCGACGCGGCCACGGCATCCAAAGCCCGAAGCTTCGGGTGGAAGCTTCGCACGGACCATGAGATCGACACCATCCCCGTCTACATCCCCAAGCTCGGCCGCCACGTCTACTTGGACGATGACGGCCACTACCTAGATTTGTCCCACAACATCATCACTAGTCAGGAAGCAGCGTAAACAACATGGCAGGCGAAACAACTATCACTCTGGTCGGCAATCTGGTCGGAGATCCGGAGCTCCGCTTCACCCCGTCAGGGTCCGCGGTCGCGAACTTCACGATCGCGTCCACTCCCCGCACCTTCGACCGGCAGAGCAACGAGTGGAAGGACGGCGAGACCCTGTTCCTCCGCGCCTCGGTCTGGAGGGAAGCGGCTGAGAACGTCGCCGAGTCCCTAACGAAGGGGATGCGCGTCATCGTCGATGGCCGGCTGAAGTCCCGCTCCTATGAGACGAAGGAGGGCGAGAAGCGGACCGTGATCGAGCTGGAGGTCGACGAGATCGGGCCAAGCCTCAAGTACGCGAATGCCAAGGTAAACCGGACCCAGCGCTCCGGCAACGGCGGCGGCCAGGCATCCGGCGGTGACTGGGGCGGCAACGCTGCGGCCACGGCCGGCTCGAATGACTGGGGCAATGGCGGCAACTCCGAGGCCCCGTTCTGACCTAGACCCCCGCACCACCTGGGACCCGTTCGGCCACGCGCCGGGCGGGTCCTTTTGTGTGCCCCAACCCAAGTAGGAAACTGCGGGAAAGCAAGTAAATTACCGGCGTGTCACTAGGTATAAATGGGGGAATCTGAGGGAAAAATCGGGTAAGATAGTAAGTACCAAGCAAGCAACACAAAGGCCCGCAAGTGCGCTAACACCGGCGGGCCTCATAACCACTAGAAGGAGTGGCTCTGAATGAATACTAACGCGCCCAAAACACCCAGCGCAATAGGCCAGGTCGAAACACTCGACG